GAGGGGAAACATGAACCCTATCCTTCACAGAGTGAGGAACTAGAGTTTTTAGAGAAGCTCCGCGTTCTTGGGGTCGTCTAGACTTGTTCGGTGGCTTGTATCGCTCACCGGGAGCAAGTTCTCTGGGTTCGTAGATCTTGGGTGGAGTGATTACCGGTTTTGGTTTAGGTTCTTTGTTTACAATGACTTGTTCCTCAGTTTCTTTTTCCTGCGAAGAGGCTGAAATAATTGTTTGAATCTTTTTCCACGTTTCTTCATCAAGTTCTCCGCCGCCCAATTCATCTTCGCGGAACCCGTAAGAAAGGTAGATCGCCATGCGTTCTTCAAATGTCTTTCCTTCGAGTTCCACAATGAGCTGCTGACATTGTTTGTTTGTTATGACATGGTGTTTATGCAAAGCCATACCACATCCTTCCACAGGACAAGGTGGATAGTAGCGTCGCGCATTGGTTTCACAACGCTTGTGACAAAATTCGTCTCGGTCACTCAAGTGGACATCAAGTTTATCAAGTATATTTTTATTACATATTGAACATTTTGTGAATGGAATTAGGTTGCGACGACACTCCTGATGAACGTGATGACCACAACGAACTTTGGCTTTGCAGACAAATGAAATATCTTCACCGCAGATGCTACACATTCTAAATATCTACCACACCTTTTCTTTAACGCTTCATCACGGTACCACACATCCTGCAGGTGATGAATATGGTCATCGGCTCGTCTGCGGATCGCGTCTGCTTCTCCACGTATGTGGTCTTCATGGACTTGCACTTGCCACACTTGAACATCCCGTCTTCGTATTCATCGGGCCTCTTCTCGATCACCTCCTTCTTGGGTTCATGATACCAAAGATCCCATATCTCCTTGGTGTCGAAGGTGTTTGGCTTGAGTTCGCCGTTCTTGATCCTGTCCAAAAACTTGGATTTGTCGTTGTTGCGAATTGCGTAGATCAGTGATCGCATCCGACTCGCGTAGAGGCGCTTGAACTCTGGATTCTTCCAGTTTGCTCGCGTGTCGTTCTCGCTGATGACCGTGGCGTTTTTGAAAGGCTTCGGCACCTCGACCATGTAGTCGCTCAGGTTCGATGAGATGTGTTCTGAGATTTTGGCGTGCTCGGCTTTGAGTTCATCGTTCGCATGTTTCTTGTCCAGCACCGATGCCCTTTCTGCACGCGTCCAGCACTCATTGGAGTTGATGAAGATGTCTCGCTGTATCTGGACCATCTTGGTCATCGTGTCCCTGCGAACTTGTGTGAGTTTCTCGCGTATCTTGTCCATCTTGTCGAGACGACGCATATTCAGAAGGTGTAAAAGCCTCTTGAGGATGCGCTTCCTCTTGGGGATGTCAGGAAGGTCGAGGTATTCTTCTTCCTGACCGATGAAAATCTTGGGCTTGAAGGAAGGTCGACGAATGAAGTAGCGTTCAAGTTTTTGGTTGATCATGGACAAACCCTTCATCTCATTCTCCATCTCTTCGATGTCTTTCTTGACCAAAGTGAGAAGTCGGTTGAGTCGTGCCTGATCCAGAAGTCTTTTGCTGACCTTTTTGATGGGTGGCGCGAAGGTTTCACCAACCATCTTGTTCTTGATCTCTAAAAGACGTTCCTGCTTCTCCACCAGTGGTGTCTTGCGCTTGACTATTCCGCTGTCGGTAACATCGAAAATGTAGTTGCGTTTTGCGAGGTACTCCGTCCAAACCTTTGAGTTGAACTTTTGTAGCTCCTTCAGGTTTTCGTTCACGTCGCCGGGTTTCATTTGCTTGATGCACCAGTTCTTGGCGCCTTTGCTGAGGTGAGTGGCCAGCGCATCCGCCTTGCTCTCGCTCACCAACCCAGAGTCGATGAGCGCGGTCGTCGCGAGTGCGATGGATTTGGTCTCCATTGTGTCGGATGTCCATTCGGACATCGTCCTGTCCCTGAATAATTATTTCAACTTCTTCACTTGTAGGGTTTGGGAGTTGCGATTTCGCTTCACTTCATTGGGATCGCCTTTACCGCGAGCACCCGCAGGACCTTTTTGACTGTAGGTCTTCTGATGGAGATTCCAAAATTGTTGCGAACCCACTCTGAAGTTCTGATGGATCTTTGCCTTGTACCAGAACACACAGTCCTCGATCCGGTTGGACTTACTGGTGTTATCCAAAACCAAAACCTCATAATTTTCTGTGCACGCCGTCATCACTTGGTTGAACATATCGAAGTTGGGGAAAATCCCGAAGAATGCCTTGTATAATTTTTCTCTGTTCTGGATGACATTTTCTCGCGCAATGAATACATAGTCCACGTTGGCACGGAGGTCCGGACTGAGGTCCATGCAGTACTGCATCGTCAACATGAAAAAGATCTTCCAGTGACGACCATTCATAAAGCACTGCCGAATGCAGGAATCTTTTAGGAATTTTCTATCATACATACAATCGTCCATCAATATGAAGGCTCCTATGTCCCTGGACGTCAATTCCTTCTTCCCTGGTGGCAGCTTCATGTTCACCATCTTCCTCTGTCTGTCAATGACCCTCTCTACAATATCCTTGTCATACTCACCATAGATGAACAAGTCCGGAATGAACTGCTGATACCAGTGGTTGCCTTCCTCGGTCGCCGACATCACCACGCCCGCCGGGAGATGCTTTTTGTGATAGAGAATGTCCGTCACCAAGGTAGACTTTCCTGTACCTCTTTTCCCTATAAACACACATACCTTGTCATCACCCATTGAAGCGGGATTGAATTTTTTGAGTTGAATGTTCATATCTATTAGTCGCGTGCATTTTTTGAAATCTTTTTTTAACACATCATATTAGGATGCGGCTTGCCGTCACAGGATACCAAGACACCTTTCTTACCGGAGACCCACAACAGAGTTTTTATCAAAAGGTGTTTACGAAACGTGCTGGATACACGACCGAGAACATTCGCTTGGCATTTGATTCTGATATTGGATATAATAAAACATCAATATGCACAATCGACAATGATACGTGTGATATCATCACAGCCTTTATTGTAAATTTCAGATTTCAAAAATCACAAACGGTTCCACAAGATGCGGGGCATGCCTTCATAGAACGTGCAGAACTGATAGTCGGTGGACAGACCATCGTGAGTCTGACTGGAGAATACTTGGCGGTTGTGTCTGATATCTCTGACAAACAGAGAACGAGAAATAGCAATGACACCATGTTGAGACGCAACGCGACGCCCATAAGTTATGGAACGACGGCGGTCGCGAATCAATTCTTGGTTGAAATACCATTTTTCGGAAAGGGATACAAAAATTCATTTCCTTTACTGGCTCTGAACAGGCACACAATCGAGGTCAAGATAACACTTCGGACGCAAGCAGAGTTAGGAGATTTACCAGTACCTGATGTCGTGCTCGATCTACAGGCCATCTATCTTAACGATGAACATCGCCAATTTTTTCTTGGAAAACAATTGGACTATGTCATAACACAAACACAACTTGCCCGAGTCACATTAGGTGACCTAAATCAAATTCGCTTCAAAACTGAATTTGAAAATCCCGTCAAGGAATTCGTCTTGGTTGTGCAAAATGACTCTGGAACCAGAGGTGTTTTCGACTATAGTTCAGCCGCAAGTGCAATTTATGTGAGTTATTCCAACGATCAGGTGACCCGATGGCGACTATTCTTCAACGGTCAAGTCTATTTTGACATAGATCAAATGACAATGAGAGCCATTCAACCCTATAATTATTACAGTCAGACGCCAAGTTATAAGACGAACGTATTTAAAGTGGGCGAAGGAACCGTCAACATGAGTCGAATATCCAGTCAGATTTTCGAACTAACTCTTGTTGATAATAGCATATCGCGTAAAGCAAGACTCTACGCGGTAAACTATAACATTTTCCGCTGCCAAGGCGGACTCGGTGGAACATTATTTTCCTAATCAAGCTTGATCTCACGACGTTTCTTGTCAGACGTTCGCATCTTGAAGAACAGACGAAGCACACCATCCACGTAACTCGCCTTGTAACCCTCATCCGATACATCCACGTAACTGGGCAAATCGAATGAGGCACTTCGG